TAAAGCTGAACGGCGTCAGTTGCATCCTTGATATTCATGCCAGACATGATCGTAAATTTATCTGGTCCCGCGCCATATCCACATCCGAGAACTATTGCCTTTACGCGGCTCCTCAGTTTCGGATCGCTGCGTAAGTCACCTTTATCGCGACTCCACAGGCCGAAGCGGATTGCAAAGGCTTCATAGATGTCCGCGCTTGCTTTGATTTCGGCCATCGTATCTTTATCGCCCGCGAGCCAGCATAGAGTGCGGACTTCGATCTGGGAAAGGTCGACTACAACAAGTTTCTTACCAGCAGGTGCAGCAATGATGCTCCGCATTGTCACCCCGAACATTTTCTCTTTTGGGAGATTCTGTAAATTGAGGTTACCACCTGAACCGCTGAAGCGTCCAGTGTGCGCTCCAAAATACATCAGACCACCGTAGTATCGGCCATCTGGCATCGTAGCGTGTTGGAAGGATTCGATCTTCTTCTTTAGCGAGTTGATCCGCCGCCAGCTAATAACGGCATTCACCCATGTAAATTTCGCACCGTTAATACGCAGCCACTCTTGGGCATCTGCATCAGTCGCTGCTAAGCTATGCGGTGGTTCGATCCCAACTTTACGGCACTGTTCGTCGAAGGCGGGACGGCTAAGTAGCGGCTTATCCCCCAACCATGGGATTGCTTCTTCGGCTTCAAAGAGCTTTAGGTTGATAATTTCGAGCTGTTTTTTCAACAACTCCATGTTGATTGGGATACCACCCTGCATGGCTGTCCTGTTTACATAGCTTATTTTGCGCTCAATATCAGGCCACTTTGGAGAATAGTCCTGCCATAAGCGGAGGCAGAGTTCTGAATCCTTCAGAGCATATTCAGATACCTCCTTCTTGAAGTCCTCTGTCATGCTCTCCCAGCGTTTGTTGCTCATATTATCTCGCGTCGATTTGTCAACCGTGAGATTGTAAGCAGCAGCGGTAGCATTCTTGAGTGATCTCGGTAGACCGCAATATGCAGCCATGTCTGCAGTACAATGCCACTCAGCGACCTTTACTTCTGGCCACCAGTTGCGGGTTACACCATACAGGTAGAGGGTTTCATCGAATGATGCATTATGTGAAAGAGCGATTTGTCCTTCAATCAAGGACCAATCGAAGTCTTTTGGGTGGCCTACAAAGGAGTAGCCGTTGTCTGCGACGATAGAAACCATGTAGGCATCGAAGTCGGGATGAGAAAAATAGCCGAGTGGGCCAAGTGTTTTGATGGAGCATTCTTTTGAATAGAATGACTCAAAGTCGATAGCGTAGGTAGTCATATGTGGGAATTGTGGCCTGAGCCAAAAAATGCCCGCATCGAATCTTGATCCGATGCGGGCAGTAGTTAATTTGTTTAGTCCTGCACCACTTCAAATGGCAGCTCAAGCTGCCCATCATCTGTGATTGTTTCTGCAAGAGCATCGCGAATTACGATAAGCTTATGTAACTTACCCTGAACTTCGTTCATAGTAACCGACAATTGGGTTACCATGTCGGTCAACATTGCAATCTCTGATTTGATGATTTCGTTCTTATCCATGATTATCTGTGTTTATTGATTAGCGTCCGAAAGATTGAGTGAACTCAATAACGGCTTCATCTGGCGTTTCAGGACTAACACTCAAAGCAGGTGCATACCAAGAGTACTTACCTTTAGTGATGATATTTGAGCTGAAGTTCCAAAGACGATTCTGAAGAGGAACTGCCTTATTGAAGGCTGCGAACGTAGCTAGACGTTTGAACGTCTGACGGTAGGCATCCTTAGCAACATTGATGCGGCCCAAAGCATATTGGTGGTCGCCAATAGGGAATGGGTAAGCCTCTTCATTGTCTTCGCCTTCTGGCTGTTTGAAGAGAAGGGTGATCTCCGCAAACTCCAACATGCCATATTCCGATTTGGCGGCAATCCGATCCGCTTCCTCTTTCGAGTAAGCAATTTTCGGGATACCATCGTCATCGTATGGGATGTCTTCCCGCCAGCCTTTGAGAGCTGAGATGACTGTCACCTGACTGATAGCTTCCGCTTCCTGCATGATGTGACGTTTGTCGATAACAACAGCACCTATTGGAGCTGGGATATCGCTAGTCTTTTGAACGATATTGATACGTGGGATATCAATGTCTCCTGCATCAATCGACAAACCGCTTTGGTTCGTGATTCCTGTATTTTGTGCCGCGAGGGCTGTTTCTGCTTCCATAATGGTGGCTTCTTGTTTCTTGTTTGTCGACTTGCGATTCACTGAAGTGTGTAGCGCGTGTCGGAGGTTTTGAGAATACCTGCGTTTTCGCAGGCGTCAACAAATTCTTCAGAAATTTTTCCTTTTTCACCCTTTTCAGCTTTTGCTGAAATCAGCTTACTAACCTTACTGACTGATATTGTGGCACTTGCGAGGACTTCTGCGGGGTCCACACCGAAGCCCATCGCTACGGCAACAAGTCCATCATTGTCAGTTACGCTCTTCGTAGCCCCCATCGAACGCAGGCGCAGCGTTGGAAATTGCATCCCGTCTTTGGCGTGTTTCATGATGCGTTCCTTAAAACGGTCGGACCAATTTGATACGATCTTGGAGATTGCCCAGAGTTCCTCAAGATCGGAGGCATTGTCTGTATTCTCAAAATCAATATCCGGTAGCTGTGGGTTTATCTTTTTTGCAACTTCAACGATGAGTCCGCCCAGTGCTGGGCAATAGTCCTCATGACGGCAAAAGCGGCAGTTCTGGGTAGGTTGACAATCGCTTAGGGCTGGAGTTCCAGTCTCCCACATTGGCCTAACCCGCTCACCCTCTTTGATGATCTCGCTGAGTTCATCGATAAGCGGATATAGGTCACGCTCGCGTTCAAACGTATAGGCCAACGAAGCCCTATGCTGCGGAACATAGAACACGAACGTGATTTCATTCAGTTCAGGGAACTTCTGAAAGGCTCCGATAGTATACGCTTTCGCTTGCCAGTTCTTCTCAGGCGGATCGATGATGCTGATACCCGTCTTGTAGTCGGCCATAACAGCGCGGTCGCCAAAGATGATGAGTCGGTCGCAAGTCCCCCATGTTCTTGTTCCGTTTAGATCTACGGTAACTTGGATCTCATTATGCTCGATACCACCAGTTGGGAAGTTCCTCATGAACTCCTTTTCCATTTCTACGATCTGTTCGTAGATTTCTAGCTCTTCTTCGCTTTGAAGTGCTGATGGGTCAAAGACTTCAAGTGCTTCGTGTATGCGAGTTCCCATTTCTGCAGCAGCTGATGATCCATCCTTACCGTGGTAACCAGCGCAGCTAGCTACATACTTAAGGGATGATGGCGAGAACTCAGCGTGTGCTCGTTCGGAGTGGTCTATTGTATCAATGTTCATGGTTATGTTTAGTGAAAGGTTATTGGTCTTTAAAGTACACCTCTGTTATTGTATAAGTGGTATCAATTTTAACATCTGCATATTCGCCAGAGTGATTATACTGTGTCGCAACAACTGTATTTGTTACAGTAGTAAACTCTAGTTCATCACCCACAGCATATCGTTTTGGTATTGAGATATAAAAGCTATCTCTATAGATAAAGAAACTCCATGCTGCAAGTAGCTCTAGGTCATAGATATAGCCACTATCATTAATAGCCCTAATTGGTTGTATACTCCCATAAAAAGTAAGCCTAGTGTTTTCTTCGCTATAAATATTACGTGGTGGGAATCCTTGTACTTCTTTAAATTTAGGGTATCCAGTATCATCAAACCCATCAACCTCAGCAAAGACACCCTTAATTTCAGTTGTAAAAGTTGACGGTGGCGGGATTTCACCACCTTCAGTATATGGTTTTGTAGGTGTAGAAGTAGTTTTTTCTTTTTTAGTAAGCTTTCTAATATTGAATACCCAATTTGCATAAATCTGAGGTGTAATCTCTTTTACTATGTGGTAGGAATCACTTATGAGCTGCTCATATTGCTCTGTCGTTATAGTCCCAAATTCTTCACCTTTAGGGCAAATCAATACTGAAGCGTGCGTTGGATTGTCTGCCATGTTAAGTGCTCTGTTTCGTGTGTAGGGTCTCCATCGAGAGTCTCTTTTTTTCAAGAGCCGTCAAGACTTTTTCTTCAATCGTTTTGGAAGCAACTAGAACCCTTTGGATAGAAGGGCTTTTTGCATTTGCACGGTGGATACGACCTAAAGTCTGAACGTAGTCCTTTACGTTGAAGGTGGGTGAGATCAAGCTCATCCTCGGGTGTCCACCTTCAGTATCGTGGAGCGATACGCCGACACCGCCTGCTGCGATATTGCAGATAATGACATTCGTTTGGTTGGTTTGGAACCTTTGCACGTTGTCCTCTCGCACCATTGCTGACTGTCCGCCGACAATGACTGAAGCATTAACCATTGTGTCCGCTAATGATTTAACGGTATCCGTAAAGTTGACGAAGATCGCTACACTGTATCCCTCTGCACAGGCATCCGCTACCATGCTGATGATGTCGGGAACCTTAGCGGCTTCCGCGAGTTGGCGTGCGCGGAGGATCTCGACAAGGATATTAGGTGATGCACCACCGTCTTCAAGGAACTGCTCAACGATTTCAGGTGTAACGCCGTGCTTGCGGTAGAAGCTGGCAATGTCGCCTAAGGATGAGAAGGCGAGTGGCTCTGTGATAATCTGGTTATCTGTAAAAGCTGACGGCAGATCTTGTGGCAGGAGTTTCACACAGTTGCGCGAATACATTTCCGTATTCAGACCCTTGAGCGACGATAGTGGGCCTGCTACCCAGTTATTCCACGGATCTTGCCTGCAACCTAAACCCATCATCCAGCTAAACCAACTCTTCTTTTTTGAGTTAGGGTCTTTGCTTCCGTTGAGTGCGTGCAAACCTAAGGCGAATCCTATTGACCGCATCTCCGTCGGGTCTTGGCAAGCGGTCGCGGAGAGCATCAGGTTGCTGTAGCCTGCTTGGGTGGCCGCGATCAGCATCTGGCTGTTCTGAGAGTAGGCCGATTTGCATTTGTGGCACTCGTCCCAGATGATGAGGGTATCCGGTGGTAAGGCCCAGCGGAATAGCTTCTTGCCACATTTGACAAGGTGTGTACTACCTCTTTTAAGTTTCTCATAGTTTACGATAAAGATTGGGGTGATGCCTACCTCTTTGAGTTCCCGCTCCCACGAGGGAATGACGATCTTTGGGCAGACAACTGCAACGGGCTGACCCAATTCTAAGGCCACATGACTGGCAATCACGGTCTTGCCTACTCCCGTATGACTGGAATCCAGTGCCCCTCTATGTACTCTTAGGGCTTCTTTGAGGAAGTCAACGGACTCTCTCTGTTTCGGGAATAGTGTTTTCATGTTGCAGGATTCAGGTATTGGAGTGCTGCGTATGCGCGGTCGATATTGGCTTGAGATTCTTTTGCTGCATAGATATACCCCAAATCTTCCATCCTTCTTTGTTCACGAACAGAATCCTCAAGGCATTTCCGCAGTGCCTCAGCCAGCCTGTCCCGCTGCGCTTGCGCTCCCTTTAGTCCACGTTCAAGGTCTTCGCTTACATAGCGAGGAACCCACTGGTCAGCAAATCCGTTTATATAGCGAGCATTTGCATCTGTTCTTGGTGTGTCGTTCATGGTTTCGGGGTTAGTGATTTGAGGCACAGCTCAGCGTTGGGCCAATAAATTCCACGCGAGCATCCAAAGCAGATCCCGCGATGGTTAATCTTCCGGCCACATCTCATGCAGTGTTCTTCGTTCATCGTTGTAGATCTTTCATTGATTGTTCCACTATCCACCAAGGGAGAGGCTTTGCTCCCTTCTCCTTCATCCGCTCACGCATCGCTTCCGCTTTTTCGCGGAGGATCACACGTTGCTTGTAGCAAGATCCATTGTAAGTGCAGTGGTCTTCATCCACGCATGTTTCGCATGGAATTCTCATAGTCATTGGATAGTGAGGGTGGTTGGTTAAACGTGGCGAGGGCGGTACGAGCGATAAAAACACTATGTGGTGCATTGCCTCGGTAGTCCTCATTGGCGATCTTCCTTAAAGCCTCAGCCAGCCTGTCGCGTTGTGCTTGCGCTCCCTTTAGTTCACGTTCAAGGTCTTCGCTTACATAGCGAGGAACCCACTGGTCAGCAAATCCGTTTATATAGCGAGCATTTGCATCTGTTCTTGGTGTATCGTTCATGGTTCGTTACGGTTCGTTAAATCTTCAAGGCTCCAAGTCCCAGCAATTTCAGAGGCGAAGGCAAACACGTCAGCGGATTCGTCGGCTGATCCTCGGGCGGGGTAGCCGATACGCAGGATCATTTTCTTCATGGCTCTGATTTGGTCTTGCAGATTCTTCGCGTGGTCCCAGATAGTCCCGTTGGGGTCCATCATCTCGCAGCCAAGTTCCTTGTTTTGCTGGATGTATCTCGCCTTCCACTTGTCCCGCTCGCGTTCGCGTTGGGTGAGTTCCCGTTCAAGCTGGCGAGCAAACCTTGAAGCTACGTATTCAATTCTTGTGCCAGTCGCATCATCATAATACCTGACTGACTGGTCATTGGTTCTTGGTGTGTCGTTCATGGTTTCTGGTTTCCTGTTTAGTGGGTCCGGTGACTGATCCGGTGTCCGCTCTGACGAGGCGGCAGTTCCATTCGTGTGATCGGGCAGCGGCATCGCACCGCTAGTCTGCCAGATGACTTTTTCCGGTATGAGGGCGAATTATAATAACCCGTTTTGACCACATTCCAACCCCCGATCAGGTCGCTCAACTCTTGCGCTTTTCACCAACATGATATGACCAATAGCTAACTGGTGAGCCAAGGTTGGTTAATGAAGCTGGCAGCTTTGAGCCTTTTACTTCAAATACGACGCTGTCTGTTGCCCTCATTGCGGGGGCTGGAATGTGGTGACAGCGCGTAACGCTCCGCTGTCATGTGCGTGGGGGAGAATCAGTTGACGATATAGCGTTCTGCCTCTTCCAAGAACTCCTGAGCTAATCTAGCATCCGTCTGATAGTCCTCTTCCGTGAAGGAGTCATCAGCAGGAGTGACCACATCATAGCCCAACTCGACAAGGTTTTGCAGGTTGAGCAAACGGGTTGCCAGTTCCAGATCGGATACGTTGTTTTCGCCGTCCGTGTCAAGCAGCGCGTCAACCATATCGGTGGTGCTGCGTAGACGCTTAGGTGGACAGCATGTGGCTACGCACTGGAGGACATCGACGGGTCGTTGCTCCTTCGCGCAGAGGCGTTCTGCTTCCGCTTTGGCATCTTGTTGGTTGTAGTGCTTTACGGTTGGGGCTGACTTCCCTTCGACTTGAACCATGTAATACGTCTCCATTTTTGTTTGGTGTGTTGTTTTCATAGTGCGGGGACTTGTTACGGGTTCAGGATCGGGCTGGCAAGATCTTTTTTCAAATATTTTTTCGGAGTCAGGTGCATAAGGATTTCGCCGCCCTTAGCCTCCAATTTTTCGATCTTTCGATCCGGCAGCTTCGGGTGGTATTCACGTGCGATTGCGCCAACGGTGATGAATGGCCCGCCAGATGGATCGATGAAGGTGAAGCCAGCACTGGCATCTGCTACGCCTTCAGGATAGCCGTAGCGGGCGTAGAGGTTTTCCCGCATATCTAGCCGATAGACTGTGGGGGTTTTCTTTATCGCGGTAATGGTGTGCGAGCCATAGTGGCCCCTGATTGGTATTGTTGTCAGTGTAGTTCTCATAAGGTTATTTGTGTTTCTTACTTCACAATTTTAAGCTTGCCAACATCAACGCCGAACTTGGCGGCAATGTCTTCAAGAGTCAGTTCTATCGTTAGGGCGGTAAGAGCATTGAATTGATCTTCGGTGAGGTATTTCCCATCAATCCACCATTCTTTGCTTCCGTTCGCCCATTCAACTGCTGGTCCATCAAGACGATGACGTTTACTGGAAACAAACCATTCCCCACTGCCGTTCGCCCATTTAATCGCTGGGCCATCAAGTCGGTGTAGTTTTCCATCAACATACCATAGGTTGCTTCCATCAGCCCATTCGACTGCTGGGCCATTAAGTCGATGGAGTTTGCCATTAACAAACCATACTTTGCTTCCACTAGTATTATAATCAATCGCTGGGCCGTCGAGACGGTGACGTATTGTCATCGCTCTGTCTTTATAGTAAAACTTGTTACCGTCTTCATCAACGTAGATGTATTGTTCTTGTTTCATAATTTTATTGTATTTGTGTTCCTTACTTCACAATCTTCACCTTCTTAACATCAACTCCGAATTTAGTGGCAATGTCTTCAAGTGTCAGTTCAAGTGTTGGTGCTGTAAAAGCATTGAATTGTTCTTCGGTTATACGTTTCCCATCAACAAACCATTCTTTGCTCCCATCATCCCATTCAATCGCAGGCCCATCAAGACGATGACGTTTACCATCAACATACCACTCTCTGCTTCCGTTAGTATGTTCAAATGCAGGACCATTAAGGCGGTGGAGTTTTCCATCAGCATACCATTCTTTGCCACCATCATGCCATTCAATCGCAGGCCCATTAAGACGATGACGTTTGCCATCAATAAACCATTCGTTTTTCCAATCAACCCATTCAAGTGCTGGGCCATCAAGCCGATGACGGATTTTCATTGAGCAATCTTTATAGTAAAACTTGTTACCGTCTTCATCAACGTGGATGTATTGTTCTTGTTGCATGTTATTATGTCTGAGTTATTTACTTCACAATTTTAAGTTTACTCACATCAACGCCGAACTTGGCTGCAATGTGAGGCCGAGCGGCGACATTGTAATTTGTAGTTTATCGGCAACAAATTATTCAAGTGTTAGCTCTATCGTTGGGGCTGGAGGCGGAGTGATCTTGAAAAGTTACCATTCGGGATCTTTATTATGTATCACCTTCTAAAATCTTTAAATGATTACTGATCGGGAACTTTCTTTTTAATAAGGGGCTTGCCATTTAAGTTCACAGTCTTCACATATTAGACCCAGCGTATAATGGTTGATTTTGATCCGGCCACAGCTACAGGATTCAGGTTCAGTTGGGTCAATCCGGCGGCGGTATTTGAAGTCACTCGCCTTTGCTGGATTAGTATTACCATAGCTTGTGATCATCCAGCAATCATGGCTCGTAACATAATACTCGTCGCCTGCTTCAATAATATCGTTTGGCTTCAAGTAGTAGTAACCTACCTCATCATGCCCTCTGTTATAGTGTTCAGTATCGTTTCTATCACATCCTTGATCTTGTTTACTAGTTTCATGTAGCTGGTTATTGGTGTTATGTGGCGTAATATTACGGTCATCCTGCAACCTGCCGCAGTAGTCAGCATCCATTAGGATGTTGCAACTACAAGCAATGTGTGCCAGATGCGAGATACCGGATTCAGGGTCCAGTGTCTCGCCGTCGCGCCATGCGTTAAGGTGGCGCATGATGGCGTTGACGTAGGTGCTAGCGCATACTCCAGTATCCCGCCAGTTAAACGCGCCATAACGCTCCGCGCCAAACTTATGCACTAGCGCGGTCTGCTCCATTGCATACGGTGGAATCAGGCTTAACGGTGTCTTGAGTGCGCCTGCTGCGCCTTTGGGGTCATTTGGTGTATTCATTTTTCGTCTGTTTTCCGTAATTGATATTGCACGGTTTTACCACTCCGTCGATAATCTCGTATTGTGGGCAGTCGCTTTCAGGCAACAACTTGCGGGTGATGCAATCCATAATACATTCTCTAAGAATAGAATATGCACGGAATCTTTCTTGCTCATCGTCTTTACTAAAAATAGGGGATTCAACTGCAATAGCTTTACCTTCGTGGTGTATGGCGCAGTGGTAATAGCTTTTTGACTGGTCAAAATCATCCAGTTCTCCTTTAGACGGCCACTCAGAAAAAGGTGATCGAGTGCTTAAACTAAGGATAAATCTCGACGGTGTCTTGAGTGCACCTGCTGCGCCTTTGGGGTCATTGTATTGTGGGGTCATTGTGCTACTCCTTTCGGTTGGTGGTCATTGTCAATGGTCATCTTAAAGCCAACGCCCGCTGCTGTATGATACACGATAATGCCTTCAGGGTTCATGTACCCTTCCGCTGCTGCACTGCCAGCCTGCTTGAGGTCGTAGATAACCAGTCGGGCGATGTCGGTATCGAACAAGCCGCTATAAAGAATAGGGACCACTTTGCAGCAGGCGGGTGCGTTTTGAGTAGACTTGATCTCAGCCGTCGGGTTGTCATTCGGGATCTGGTATGTTGGTCTGTCGTGCTCAGTCCAGCGAGCAGCATTAAAGAGCGAGAAGAAACGCTCGCCGTTCTTGTAGCCATAGCCGCGCTGGATGCCGGAACCCCACCACTCGCCAAAGTGGTGTCCTTCGCCTAAGTCAAACAGCTCTTCAGCGTTTGCTTTAGCCCATGCCGCGAAGCCAAAGTTATCATTCTCCGGCGTAATCCAACGGGTGCGACTGCCTGCCCACATGCCCAAAGGAACATTTTCTGTGTACTGGATTCCAATGCACTGTGCATCTCCAGAAATGTAGGGGCCAATGTAGATGCTGGCATTAGTGCCGTCAATCTTTTCGGTGATCAGGCAGTCGCGGCGAAGGCGAGCCATCTTTGGGAATGGTTTGAATGGTGTCATCACTTGACGGTTATTAGTATGAGGAAATTAGCGTATGGGGTTCTCTACCCATGTTTCCCTGTTTATCGGTCAGGGGGACTTCGATCAAGTCGAACGCTAAAAGTGTTTATGTTACAGGCGTTCTTTAATCGCCTGTTCAAGAGCGTCAAGCTTTTTTGTCAGCTCTGATGTGTGTGGATAATTCTCCATCTTTAGGAGACGGAAGTACTCCTTCTTCAGTGTTTCCAGTATGATGTCCATCTTGTTTGGTTAGTTTGGTTTTGTTCCATAAAACACTATTGTTCCAAGCCTCCGCGTCATAGGCGCGACGGTTGGTTCCTTTTCCTGAATCGTGTGGTCCGCTCATAGTTGTTGGTGTCGTATGACGAACAACCAACTACAGGTGAATAGATGAACCGTCAATACTTTTTATGAAAAAGTTCGTTCTCAATGAAAGTGCTTGGTTTAGGGTAGAATTGTACTCGAAGATTTTGCAACAAAATAGGCAATTAAGGCGGCATCAATAATCCCATCATGTGGGACTTTGCTCCTTCTTGTGGCGAGCCAGTCCTGTTCTGGCCATCGTTTAGAGGCAACTGCAAGGGCTTTTACTTTGGTGTTCCCTTTGGCGAGTCCTTTGCCCAATACGGCGTCCTGCCAATCCTTAACCTGTATCCTGCATACTGGAACACGAATCGCGTCACACGCGCCTACGCATTTACCGAAGGAGATTGCCATCGAGCGCACCGCTTGGGATGACTTAGCGTGTTTGAGGGGTTCTTCAATAGCAACAAGGATTTTGTCTGCGTTGTATTTGTAGATGAAATCAAGGACTCCTGCTACGAATACTTCAGTCTTACTTCCTTCCTGATACGTTGGCATCGCAGTGTGGCCGAGAACCTCTTCTGTATCGTGGTCTACCGCACATAGCCCTCCGCTCAAACCGTTGTCGATGCCAATGATGGTCATGTTTATTTTGAAATGCTTGCCATATGCTTCTTTGCAATAAGTATAGCAACTTCTCGCAAAGACTTATTTCTTGGATACTCAACGCGCTTACATGCATTCATGACTGTCGCATGATCTCGGCCAAATACCCTCCCGATATCTGCATAACTACATTCAAAGAATACCCGCATCAGCGACATGGCTACATGGCGGGCGTTAACAATACGCACCTCTCTAGAACGCCCTTTGATATCCTCAAGTGATACACCAAATTGATTGGCTGATTCTTCAAGAATCGTTTGATATTTAATAGGTTCAAATAAAGTGCTTTTCACGTGTCAATAATAGAGTCAATAGTGTTTATGTTAACAATGACACCATTGCCAGATTCTGGCACGTGAATGTTATAACCTTTTGTCAGCGTTTGCAGGAAGAACACTTCATGGGCTGTCTCTGGTATTACACGGTAGTGTTCTCCCTCTAGCTCTTTTACTTCAAAAGTAAAATCATTATGTGGGGCATTCACTCGCACAAGTGTTAGCGGGTTGTTTTCTATTTGTCTATTTGTAAACATATGATCTAAAATTATTATTCCATTTCTGATTCTGACTCAGGCTCAACGTCAATGATCGTTGGTTTCATTTTGGAGATTGTGCCATTTCCTCTATCTGTTTTTGCGTTATTCAAGATACTGATGTCAATTCGCATATTACTCAACCCGCCGCCGTTCTTGGAATTGAGTCCCAAATTGCGGCGGATTAACTGGTCAAGTTCAGATAGCTCACGAACTGACTTTGGGCCTTTGAGGTTTTTCATCGAGTCACGGAGCAATTTGATTCCAGCGGCAGCGATGTAGTGCTGATACTTGTCAGCGGGTGAGGACTGTGATTCAGCGATCTCTAGCATCTGCTCGTCTTCCACTAAGCGAGCTTCTTGTTTTGCTAATCGGATGGCATCGCCCGTGTAGTTGTCGAGGTTCTCCTCAAGTGCGTTAGCGATATCGTCATCGTCGACGTATTCGATTTCTTCCGCATCCTCCCCCACTTCTTTCTCAGGAGCTTTTGCCTGCCGCCGCTTGGCGGGTAGTCCAATTTTTTTAAACCACCTACGCACTGTGCCGGGGTGGACATTGAGTTCTCGCCCGATGGACATGATCTTGTAGTCCTTGGCATAAAGCTCTAAGGCCCTCTGTAAAAGAGGGTTGTCAGAGAGCTGATCATTGTTTTCTAAGTCTAATTCCATGTAGTTGACGCGCTGTCTGCGAGGAGTTATGGTGATGTTTACACCGTATGGCAACAAAAATCGTAAAGAAAAGCAAAATTTTAGAACCACGCATCGACCCGACAACCAAGCGCATGGATGTCGGCGGGCTTTTTATCCGTCCAACCAACTTGATTACAGCCTTGCTCTATGGCTTTGCGAACCATTCCAACTTGCGGGCAAAAGAATTTTATTTCTGGAGGTGCTGTGATGAGCTTTGGAATAACTCTGAGATTCCAGAGCCGATGATGGTACGCCACCCGTGGGCGGAAGAAATGATCTGGGCTGCTCTGAACAACAAGTATCTGGCAATTGGTGGATCTGCTAGCTCAGGTAAATCGCACACAATGGCAGCGTGGGGCCTCATCAACTGGTTGTCGGAGCCACAGGATACGCTGGTAATGATGACGTCTACTTCCCTACGCGAAGCCCGTCAGCGTATCTGGGGTTCGGTGATTGCGCTGCTGACCGTGATTCCGTTTGCACCGTGCAAGATTCGGGATTCAATCGGGTCCATCGCTTATGTCGACGAGAATGGGACGCTGATCGAACGCGCTGGCCTGCGGCTTATCGCAGCGGAGCGCAGCAAAACACGGGAAGCCGTGGGTAAATTCATTGGTATCAAGCAGAAGAGAGTAATTGTTATTGGCGACGAGCTTTCGGAAATCTCAGAAGCGATCCTGCATGCGGGTCTGTCCAACCTTTCTAAGAACCCCTCCTTGCAGATGATCGGCATGGCAAACCCTAATAGCCGCTTTGATGCTTTCGGTATTTGGGCGGAGCCGAAAGGCGGGTGGGATTCTGTTGACACACAAGTGGCAGACAACTGGCCGACCAAGTGGGGTGGCTACTACTTGCGACTTGACGGCGAGCGCAGCCCCAACATTACGGCGGGGATGATCCTGTACCCGTGGCTACCGACGCAGGAGAAGCTCGATGAGGACAGGGCCTTGCTCGGAGTGGAATCAAGGGGTTACATGCGAATGGTCCGTGCTGTGTTCTTCGACAGTGATGAGACGACTGGCATCTACTCGGAAGTCGACCTTACCCAGAGTGGCAGCATGCGGAAGGTGGAGTGGTCTGGAAAGCCAACAGCCGTCGCGGGCGTCGATCCGGCGTTCACCAACGGTGGCGACCGCACGATCCTCTACACGGCTCTTGTGGGCTACAACACGCAGGGCCACTACGTCTTTGAGTTCGGTGACTCGATCCTGCTCAACGACGACGCCTCCAACAAAGCGATCCCACGAACTTACCAGATTGTTCAGCAGATCAAGGACCATTGTGTCAAGCGCGGGATTTTACCGGAAAACTTGGCGGTTGATGCCACTGGAGCGGGTTCCCCGTTTTGTGACGTTCTCGCGGGCGAATGGTCAAATCGTTTTATGCGGGTTGGTTTCGGCGGGAAAGCATCTGACAAGCGCGTCAGTTACAACTCCAAGCTGACGGGCGAGGAACTCTACGTGAACCGTGTATCTGAATTGTGGTTCGTGGGTAAGGAGCTGATGCGAACCAAGCAGCTATTTGGAGTTGACTCAGATCTGGCACAGGAAATCACCAACCGCAACTACGAGCTGGTCAAGAGTGGAACCTTACGTGTGCGAATCGAGTCAAAGCCAGAGTTCAAGTCCCGCTTCGGTAGGTCACCCGACTTGGCAGATGCGGCCTTCCTTGCGCTGGACTGTGCCCGCCAGCGGCTCGGTCTGGTAGCGATTGATCCACCCAAGGATGAGAAGCAAGCAGGATTCAGGAGACAGCCTGTGACGATCAAGGAACTTGGCGGTGCATTGATGAACTCGATGACTTGCTTAATGGAATGATCCGCTCTTACTGTTTCAAGAAACCCTGTATTTACAATGTAACCCGATTCCTGTATCGCGGAGCAGGGATCGGGTTTCGGGGTTCAGGATACAGGGTTCCATTTGGGGAGGAAAAACTTTCTATATAATAATGTAGTTCATTAAGCCGGGCTTAATGAACTACTTCTTCTAAAAAAGAGTTTTTATACTCTAAAAGGGAAAGCAAAAGAAACTGACGCCAGTGTTGGTAGCAGCTTATTGGACTGTTGACAGACTTCCATAAATTGCGTAAGTTTCCGGCGTTCTCATGGCACTGTCGACTTATACACCACCGAAAGACGCTTCTGAATTGGAGAAACGACGAGTTCTTGCTGAATCCGTTAAAGATCTCGCACAAGGTAAAGCGATGAATACTCCCGATCAGCTACTCAAGATCGGAAATGGTCTCGGACTTTCAGCCAATAACATGAGTAATCTGTATCAGAAATATAAAAATGATTCGGCCACGGCGGTGACGCCACCTGTAGTTGGTGCTTCCGCAGAACCAACCACTCCCGCTCCCACTACGACTCCCGCTCCCACTACGACTCCAGCTCCCACTACGACCCCCGCTCCCACTACGACCCCCGCTCCCACTACGACTACTCAATCGGCTACATCTTTATTTGGACCTAAGACCCCAAACCTTGATCGGTATGATGCAATGCAGTCTTCGCCTTTTGGGTCAAACTCACCTCTAGATAAACCAGCAGAGCCAATCGGGACTCGTTCCGGTGCAATGTATCGTGAAGTACGCCGCCTAAATCGGTTGGGCCTTACAGGCGCAGCAAACCAATTAGCACTTTCTGCTGCTAGTGAGAAGCTAAACGAGCCATCAATCATGACTCAGGGCCAAATAGGGAGGCTGAAGACGCAGGAAGAGGAAGCGGCTAAGGCTGCGGAGCAGACTACGCTAGATCAGGCAGCGCAAGCAAAATTTATGCGTGATTTATACAAGAAGCGTCAGCAGGCACTAGATGCTGGAACCTTGCCTTTAGTTGGACAAAAGGAGTATTAAGACTATGGCTGAATTTTCTTACGAATCTGATATAGCCCCCATGCGTGGGTCTTATTTTACTGATCCAAGTATCAGTAGCGCAGAGCGGAGGCAGCTTACATCACGCTACGCTTCGACGATTGCCCCGCTGCAAGAGGCTTCAAACAAAACGCTTGAGCGAGCGCTGGATATACAGAATCAAGAGATCTCCTTTCAACGTCAAAAATTGGATCTCGAGAAATCAAAAGAGGAGGCAAAATTTTTGCTTGAAGCTAATTCTAGACTTGGAAGTCTTACCGCTTCTCTTGGCAGTATCTTAAACGACAAGTCTAAAGATACCTTTGGAAAGGCCAAAGATATTGTCAATCTCCAGATACCAAATGCAAGTCTTATCGCTAGAGACCCGACTACCCGTGCGCTATTTGATTCGGCACTAAAGCGTATAGATGTAGATAGCACTAAAGAAACTCTCCAAGAAAGAAAGAAAGCGGATCGACTTCAGCTCATGACTACTGCTGCTCAACTGGGCGATACGGGACTTATTTCTAAACTTGCTGGATCCGATATGGATGATGAAGAACGGGCGCGTCTTGAACTTGCTGGAGGGATTGCTAAACAGAATAGTGATATCATAAATAGCAAGGCTGGTAAAGAAGCTAATGAAGTAGCCCAGAAACAAGCGACTGAAGCACGTGACTTAGATCTCCGCATTCTGAGTGGTCATGAAGCAGCACTTCGTTCGATGAAGCCTCCTTCGATGAGTGAAGATGAAATGGTTCAGTCACTTAAAAAAGGTGAGCTACCATCTCCCGATAAAATGGGAGCTATGAAATTTAATGAACTTGATTCCATCGAACTCAAAGAGATTATGATGGATCTTAATCCGAGCCTGCAAAAAGATCCCAGTAAATTAGAAGGCATTCCTACTTCGGAGCTTTATCGAAGTGCCTTTAGAGCGCTAAATAGAAAGCGCAATAGATATCTCCCGACTAAAAACTCCAATACATCCTCTTTGTTTTCCGAATAACCTAATAAACTTATATGTCAGAATATGATTTTCTCCTGAGTGAGGAACCCGCGTTGAAACTCCTGCCCTATTCCAAATGGTCTGCGGAGAATGCCCCTACAGATTCTCTCGACAGCCGCAAAAATTATGCGGACTATCTACGATCTGAGCATTTGGATGCTGGAACTTACGACGAAACAATCGAACGCGATATTCGCGAAGGATTGTTTAAATCCTCTGTTGATAAGACCTTTATTACAGACGATGATATTGGGCGAGAAGCAACACTCACTGTTGCAGCACCCTCTTTAGATGAGCAACTTCGTTCAGCAGAAAACACGCTGCCCGCTGATACTCCAGAATGGGAAGCTATTAGTAAATACAAAGCATTTCGCAGGACAATTTTAGAGCAGCCAGATGCACCTGAGAGCTATAAGGCCCTCGGAGAAGAGTATAAAGCTAACGCCGAAGCTGCACTTTTAAATACAGCCGATGACGTATTGCGCATGAAAATCCGCAATAATGAAATACCTTTTGCTAAGGTAACTGATGCAGACGGTAACCAACAAATTATTGCAAGTGATTCCGCATTATCTATTCCGCTTAAGCAAGCATTGCTTCAGTCTAAAGGAGCAGGTGTTGGTCTTTCAGATGCGCTCGTAGCTAAGAACGAATTGGAAGTTCAAGAAGGGTTCTCGATTCCTCGATACAAACTACGGCGAGTGCTTGAAGCATCTGCTATGCTTGAGGAACTCGCTAAATCCGACGAGGGTATCTCGACTAGCATCGATGGATATGCTCAGCGGCTTGCCCGAACTGAATACGATTTTGGTGATACTGTTGGTTATCTGGCAGACTCACTGGGTCAGAGCATTACCGATGTTGTTCAACGTATAATTGGAAAGGGTGAGGAAGTTGATAAAAATCAAGCCTTACGGGATAAAGCAGAACGTGTTGCGCTAAATGATTTTTCAACAACTGCTGAATCAATTGCTTCCAAATTGAACTCTAGCGGAGCACTTCGCGATAGCGAGGCTTTTTCTGTTGATGAAGTTCAGCTTGCTATGAATGAGCTTGGCGTCAATGCTGCCAACAATAAAGGCTATTTCCAATTCCACGACGGACCTAACGAAATCGGTAAAAATATCCGAAGCTACGGATTCGGTCTGCCATCAGTTGCTCCATCATTGATGGCAAATAAAGTCAAGTTCGATCAAGCCCTCGCCGCTCGTAGTGACATCGATCCAAAAATCAAGTCTCAAATGGAGGGGCAAAGAAAAGCCTTCATTGAAAGTCAATTTTCTCAATTTGATAAACTGCTTCAACGAACCGACGTTGGAGAAGATTGGCTGAATACACTACAAGCTGCTCGCGCCAATGGTCAAAAAGACTCTACAACACTTGAGTCTTTCTTGAGCGACGATAAGAATTACAGTGAATTTTCCCAACGTGCCAAAGGCATTGGGATGTCTATTGTAGATGGGTTTGGACAATTGCTCGCAGCCGTTCCCGCAGTTATGGGTGCTGATTTTGCCCAAGATTATCTCTCTGGGGTTGCCCAGAAAAATTCTGATCGGCAAGAACTTGCCAATTTGTTTGGCGTCGATATGGGGGTTACGCAAGAAATTGCGGAAGCTGTTGCGCCAATGCTAGTTGATATGACTGCAACTACTCTCCTTGCAGCTGCTACAGCACCTGCTGCTGGAGTGGGTGGTGCCGCATATCTCGCTGCAAAGCAAGGCGCTCGACTTACAGTTAAAGGAATTGTTAAAGGGATTACCTCTGGAGCGCTTCGTGCAGGTATTGGAGAAACAGCCGAAGTAGCTGCTAAGCGATTGGTTACTGAAGGTCTTATAAAGCAGTCTGTAAAAGATGCGGGGACAAAAGGAGCAATGGAAGCTATCAGAGGATATAGTGGGACGCTTGCGAATAAGATGAATATCGTAACTACATCCTTTATTCCGGCAGCTAATCGTTCAATGGGAGCCGCTTATGGTACCATGTTCAATCAGCTCTTGAAAGACCCAACGCTTACCCGCGAGCAAGCACATGAGCGGGCGCTGGGTGGTGCTTTAGCTTCGGGAGCTGTTACGGGTTTGATTACATCAGCCTTTGCTGGATTCGGCCACGGTGGTCTCGATACAGCACTTACGCGTGGTCTTACTCGTAATGAGATGAAGACAATATTTTCGAGACTTACAAATGCTGCGGATGAAATTTCGGATAAAACCTTTAACGAGGTTATTAAAAAGTCACTTAAGAATACTTTCAAAGACTTTGGATATTCCAGTCTCAGCAAATCAATTGCTAAGAATGCCTTTGATGAAGGGACTGAAGAAGCGCTAGATCAATTTATTGGGAGCTTTGTGCAAGATGCTGCACTAAATGGGAACACCCCAATGCTTGATCGGTTTAGCCAATCTTTCCACGCTTTTGTAATTGGCGGTGTAATGGGCGCGGGTGTTCCAGCAATTCAAGCCGTCGTTCCGTCGATCAATAGAGATGTACGTAATGCGTCTGCACGAAATCTTGAATTAAAAGCAATTACAGATATTACTGGACGTCTTAATGAGTCCGGATCTCCGATTACCGCACAGATTGTCAGCGCTCTTCTTACTGGACCGACTCGCCGTCGAGATCAAATGGCATCAGCCATTCAACAAAAAAGAAACGAAGCGGCAGCAGCAAGTATTGTGCCGCCCGTCGACGTTACGACTTCTGCTCCTGAAGTTGCTACGGCAGCCGCTGCGGCAGCGACACCAATTGATACTACTGCAGCGCCTTCTGATACCACGACAGCTCCAGTAGTAACTGGAGCTATTGAACCTATTGTTGCACCTCTTGCTGAACCTATTGTTGAACCTATTGTTGCACCTCTTGTTGAAGCAGTAACCGTAGAGAGTCTTGAAGAAGCACTATCTAAGGTAACACCAGAAGATGTTGAAACACTTATTCCAGCCGTTCGTCCAGAAGAACTTGAAGCTACAGGTCAGATGGATCTCGGCTTATATGTTACTCAGACGAATAGTGAGAGACCTGCGGCAGTAGCACCATTTAACATGCTCAATTTTAAATCGATCAAGCCTGTGATGGAACAGCTTGGTCTTGATTTTAATGACGTTGTCCAATCCGAGCTTCAAGACTTGTCGTCAAGCCCCACAATTATTCCAAGGATAGATCTCGCAACCTCCTCTGGAGGAACTGTAATGCTTGAAGCAAACCCCGATCTATTTGTTGGTGATGAAGCTACTGTCAAAGCCGAACAAGAAACCTTTAATAGGATCGCTCAAACGGGATTTCCCATATCATTTCAAACTAGTGTTCGTTTTGGAATGCCAAAGCGGAATGTGTCTGAAAAAGCCACTGGACAAAAATCGTATTATGGAACGAAGTCGAATGAGCTGGCTGGACTGATCTATAAAAATTATCCAGTAACGGTATTGGCACCTGTTGAAGCGGGCAGTAAATACGCCAGTCAACGTAAAGTTACTTTCTTTGACGCCGTCTCAGGCAAGAGAGTTTCCCGCCAGATTAAAGGGGTGCTAGATGCAAATGGTAATGGGGTATTTAATAATGACCCCGTTCTAATTTCGGAAATGATTCGCGACGGTATTCCTGTCCGTATTCCGAAGAAGTTCGTCGGTCCCGTCAATCCTTCTCTCGTTGTCCGTAAAGGATACATTGTAGATGTTCTTGGCCCACGTGCCGATGGCAAAGCAGGACTTGTGTCTATGACGGCTCCGATTGAGCGCACGCTTACCAGCGAACCCGATTATCAATCTCTCTATGAAGCGAGTGGATTGGCATCACTCTTTATTGATGACATTACAAACGAGCGCGTCATCCCATCAGGCGCTCCTGTTATTGATAAATCTGGAAAGATGCTTAAGGACGGTGGGAATGAAACAAGCGTTGGTGAGCTTGTTACAAATTTTAATCAATTTGTTTTTAATGCGACCATGCCGGAAGAGCAACAAGGCGCAGCGGCTTCCAACGAACGTGGCTCTCTTCGTGAGAACGCCTCCAAGCGCATACGCGAAATGCTGAGGCTTCGCAGCGGTTCCGAACTTGATTCCGGATTCTTTGATACTGCACTCCAAGCACTTCATACTGAATATATCTACCATGCAAACCTATTTGAGGTTCGCTCTTCACTGATCAATTCTGGAATTACTGCTGAAACCCAAGCCGGGATCGTGATCCCTACAACGAAATCCAAAGCAGCTGTAAAGCTACTGATGGCTCGATTGAAGGCGGATAGCAAGACAACGGTTGCTGAGCGACTTGCGCCATTCGTGAATACGGATGCCAAAACAATAAGCAGGAATCCGGATGCAGTGATTCTATCGTTCCTAAATTCAATGGTGCTCAATAACCCACGCTTTGATGGGGATGTAATGCCAACAATCAATCAGTTATCAGATACCATTAAGGCACGCTATGCCGAACAACAGAAGACACGCGGAATTGAAGAGCGCGTGAAGGCTTCCATTTCGATGGATCCTTCAATTATGGATAAAATTGATATACAGAATCTTTCCAGAAGTGGGACATATATCGGAGAGCCTAGCACTCTAACTTCAGAACGCTTTTCTGATAATGAGATTTCCAGAGTCCTGAAGCAGGCAGAGTTTAATGCTATCAATGCTATCGACGAAGATGCAGATCTACGTGATGCCCTTAATGACCTGCTGTTCCAGTCCGTTTATAAAAATCCATCTGCGAATCAAGTAAGCCGTGTTGTTGGAATGACAACTGTAGATGCCTATGGCACTTTAGCTAACTGGATTGCCAGTGGAAATTTTGACCATCCAGAAGTCCTCGCCTTTGAGCGTAGCCTCCGTAGTGGGGAGTTCGCTTCTGGAAATGATCTTCGTTCTGCCCTTTCATTATCCAGACTTTCTTCTCGCGCTAGCGAGACGGAGAATCCCACAGAGGATAAAGCTTTCGTAGATGCAGTCCGTAATGAAATCGGAAGGTCTCTCAATCAAACTGTATCGATTGAAAGCGCTAAGAACTTTATTAAAGCCTTGGATAAAGGAATTCGTAAGCGGATGTCCCGCTCACATATTACAAGTGCTCAAGCAAACATAGCACGTAGCTTAAATACTATTGAAGTAAATAAGCTCGGCATTAAATCTGGAGATGCTCAGTCGATAATTGAAGCGCTAAAGGCGATCTCTAAGACGTCAAAGAACGGTAATCACAAGCTAGTAGCTGAGCTGCTATTGGAAGATCCAGCCTTTATCAAACGAATTAAGTTTGAAATTGGCACTGCAGATCATTCCATTGCGGGTGAATATAATAGGCTCACTGATGGTTCCCACAGTGTCTTCATCAATCTTAACGGCTTCAACGGTCGCGGACTTACCAATGTTCTACTTGAAGAATACGTCCATGCATTCCTTTCAGATACGCTTAACAAGCCTAAGGAGGCTTTGAATGATGCACAGAAGATGGCTATCGCCCGCTTGAATGGGTTGATGGAACTTGTGCGGCAGCAAGCAGAGAGTGAGGGTATTACCAACCCATCGCTTCTTGATGGGCTTGAAAATATCGACGAGTTTGTTGCCAGCTTTCTTCTATCGAAAAAATTCCAAGCCCTTGTAAAATCGGTCAACCCACCTCAAGGGCAGCGTGGTTTCTTTGGGCGGATCATCGATGCAATGGTCAGCCTATTCAGAAAAGTAACCAATAAAGAGAAGAAGGGTTATGCAGAAGCATTGACGGATATCCTCGATCTCTCACGTTCCGCAATGGGCGCTGAGCGCAATACAGCAAAAGCCCTATTTTCTTCTGTTGCAGGAGATGCTTCCGATTCTCTTGAGCGAGCAGCAGCTGTCCGCGATACGCTTCCAGCGAGTGTTATCGCTGCTACTGCTGTAGCACCCACTCTTAGCCAAGAAGAAATGGCAATTGCCGCAGTAACTGCCACACAGGAGGACGCTAATAAAGCGCTTGTAGCAGAACAAAATAAAGTCACGACCGCAAATATTCCACAATCTTCCGTTAATTCGGATACTGAACAAGTAGCTAAGGCACATCTATTGATGCGTTCTATTCGGAATATGATTCCATTGGAAGTCCGCCTTAAGTTTATCACTGCAAAAGAAGCAGCGCAACTCGGAGACTCTCGCCGCTTTATTGCCAGCGCATTTGGAGACGAGATCTCCATCGACATGTCGCGGCTTATGTCATATGTCGACGGTCTAGATAACCTCACATCAAACATGCTTGTTGAGAGTGTAATTGCAGAAGAACTTGGGCATGTTGCGTCCTATAACGCACTCACTCAAAATCAGATTGATTCAATTGTTGACTCACTAAGTCAGAATGAACTCGATGCTCTTGCAAATTCGTATTATCAAACTGATGAGACTCGGCAAGCTTCCAAGGACTTGCTACGGTCAGAGGATCTTACTGAATCGTATACCGAGAAACGCCGACTTGTTGAAGAGCAGCTACGCGCCCACCTTCAGAGAGTTACTACAGGCCACTCCACAGAAGAAAATGCGGCTTTCCTGCGCACCAACCCCTCACTGTTTAAGATCGTCCTGCGTTATATTGGAGGAGCCTTCCGGAGAATGGTCGGTCTTCGTTCAGTTGGTAATCCCCACATGGATGTGGCCCTTAGTCGCATGCTCGTTGAGATGCGTGCGCTTAAGATGGGATATCGGAACGGGCCTGCTTCCCTACGCTTTGATCCCAATAGTCCAGCGGCTTCAATGGAGGCATTCCGCGCCATTACAGGTATCGACGACTTGGAAGAAATTGAAGCAGCGGGTTTCGATGAAGACGTTTCCGAGATTCTTTTTTCCCAGATTGGACTTGAGGATTTCAAAAGGATTCAACGCGCTAGCCGACCGCTATCGGAACAGGTTGCAGATCAACCTACAGATCAGCCACTCATCAAGACATCAGAAGACGTCCCCTTCCCTCTTATTATCGAGTCCATTACTGGAAGCTTCGGTCTCTCTTGGAAAGATGTTTCCAAAGAACTCATCAATGATTTTGAAACTGTTTATAAATTTGAAGAGGTTGCTGGTGAATATAGGGCCACTCCAATTTATGAAATGATGAGTCTGCCCACTATTTCCGGAGATCCAGATACTCCTGAAGTAGTTGAGCTTGAAGCGGCTAAAGCATTCCTAAATCGCAGATTGAATAAGACCATTAGAAATGGACTTGCCGCTAACGATATTGAGCTTCCAGAACTAGTTAATAATAATCTAGTAGAACAGTTTATTGATACAATTCTACTTGATGCCGTTGATTTTGGAAATGGCGTACAGCTTATTCTAAATGGCAATGCAGATGCAGAAAATGAAGAGACTTTGATTACCGCTTCTGGCGACTTTTCTGAACTCACAGCTTCAAATACAAAACCAATCAATATTGACAAATTAAAAGAGACTCTTTTTCAAATTGATGGATTTGAACTAAAAAATGAATCAATTAAATTTAATGGAAATATAAAATTTGATGCTATAATTACACGTGGCACTAAGAAATACTCAATGGATTTTGATATAAATCAAAATACAAAAAATATCCACGTCGGATCTCTTTTCCCAATAAACGGTGGTGAAGTATCAGGAAGTGATTCGTTTGGAATGGATCTTCTACTGGCGCTTATCTCTAATAACCATCTTATTGGTGCAAAGACGCTCGATACTTATGCTGCTGGAAATGCCAAAACTGTAAATCAAGAAACGCAAAGAAATGTAGAGCGCCGACAACTGGCAATGGAACGTGGAGAAGAATATAATCCGGATCCCTCTATGTTATTCAAGGGCTTCAAAGCGTGGCCAAAAATAGGTTTCGATACAGAGCTGACTAGATATTATCTTGAATCTATGGCAGACGAAAACCAAGAGTCTGCTGGAATTATCGATGAAATAAAGCAGCTTGCAGCGGATGCAGATGGTAAACTCACACTAGTGCAACTCATGCACTTAGGTCCGGACGCAAAACGGGGGACTGTTATCTGGTCGAATTATGGTGTTGGTTCAAACATGGTCTTTAACTTGGAGTCTGGCAGTCCAAGTATGCAGGCTTTCGGAAAAATGATCGAGCGGGCTGTTAAACTAAAAGGGACAGTCGAAGAAATTAAACCGCTTCGCCAAACGTATGCCCGTTCTCTTAAGAATCTGGAATCAATCGGACTTTCCGCAGAGGAACAAAAAAGCAGAGAACAAGAGATCCGAAGTAATTTCATTGCTGGATTAAATAAACTCGGTGTCAATCCCGATAGGCTTCTTACAAGTCTTGGAAGTGGTGTAGCCTTTAGTGGCAAGTCAATCAACTTCGACCCACTACTTGAGACTCTTGAGATGCCACTGTTTGAAGCGGGCACATACAAAGCCCCTTCTGGTAGTCTACTGCGTGCTTTCCTTGGTGAGCTTGACCCCCGCATCAAGAGACTCAATGACAATCGCATGGCCTTTAATCGAGCTGCGACTTCAATCGTTACTCGATATAAAGCTACTCTTGATAAGCTGGTTATCGCACGTTATGGAGCAATCGCTAATGCTCCAAATGATCTGATCGCAGAAGCAATGGGTAGCACGGGCATCGAAGTATCCGAAGTTGAATACGATAAGATCGAAGATGAACATACCGCACGACTCGTAGCCATCCGAAATGATACAGCGCTAACTGATGATAAGAGATCAGAAGCAATTCTGGAATCGGCACGTCTCCGTGATGCTGCTCTTACCGATGCGCGGTCTCTTGCCAGAGAAGCTTTCATTCGACGTAAGGATTCTGCAATAACAGCACTCAGCTCACAAGCTCCAGAGATCGCCGCACACATCGCAGATATTCGTGGAAAGTTAATTGATCCTTTGTCAATGAAGCTTAAGAAAGATTACAATATGACCGAAGAGTTCGGTATTCATATTGATAGCCAACTCGGCATCTATATGACACGGGCTTACCGGATGTTCAATGAGATTGGTTTCTCTGATCGCGTTAAGCAGGATCCAAAATATCAGGATGTAAGAGACCGTGCAATTGAGTTCTTTGAACGGGATTTTGTAAAACAAGAGAAGAGAAGACTGCAACGTGAGGGCATCCTTCCAGCAGATGCAGAGCTTCAAGCCAAAGATGCACTGATCAATAAGCGTAGTAGCACTGGGCAATCCTATGGGCAACAAGCTCTGATGGCTTTCATTGAGAGCTATAATGGCAACTCGGGTGCGCCGACCAATATTGGCGAAGGCTATCGAGTAATGCTTAATAATCTTAAGACAAAGAAGGACATCCCGCCAGCGCTTAGAGACCTCCTTGGTGAATACAAGAACTCAGAAGAGGGAACAAACAATCTTCTTCGCACGTTCGTCACTGTGGCTTCGATGTCTTCCAATCAATCATTCCTCAATAACATCCGCACGCTCGGAGAACGTAATGGCTTCATGGTTCCTGCTGAAGAATACCATAAGGATCCGACTAAGTATGATGGCTTCATCCCCTTCCGTGAATCCACTACATCGAAGCATGATCCATTGCTCGGCGTGTATGCTCCGAAAGAAATGGTGGAAGGATTCCAAAAAACATTCGATTCCAACTCGCTTCGCCGCAATACAAATCACGCAATCGATATTGTGGACTCAGCTATGGGGGTTCTCAATAAAGCAACAGGCTACGCGATGGCTACGAAGACGCTGGGATCTGCCGGATTCTATTTGCGGAACGTGCTCTCAAACATGCTGTTCTTTGGGCCTGCTCAAGGCTTCGGAAGAATCGATAAAATGCTAAAGGTCGCTGCGGAACATTCATGGGCGGGCCTTAAAGATCAGAATCGCATCGATGGTTACCTTGCTGAACTCACTGCGCTAGACATTATTGGAAATGAGATCCAATCAAATACCATCAGGGACTTGATCAATGGCAAGGCTGAGGCTTCAGGAATCATGAAGCAGCTCGACGATGTGATGAAGAAGACTCAAGTATCCAAAGGCAAAGAAGCACTATCCTTTCTCGTTGATAAAGCGGGTAGGCTCGCAGCTGCTGCCGATGCCGTCTACAAGATTGCTTACTTTGAACACGAACTCAGGCTTCTCAAGCAAGCTCAAGCCGCTTCCAATACGGGCAGCGTTACTGATATGAGTGAGTATCAGCTTAAGCGACTTGCTGCTGAGAAGGTTTTGAGGACAGCACAGTCAGCTAGCCAAGCACCACCGATTGTTTCAGAGATCACAAAGTCGGGACTTGGCCTGATGTTCGCGCCGTTCCTACGGTTCAAAGCGGAAGTTCCACGGATCGTAATCAACACCTATAAACTATCTGTTGAAGAGATGCGTGACGACAATCCGAAGATCAAAACTCGCGGTATGCAGCGGTTCGCATCGATGACTTCGATGCTTGGACTTGTATCCGTAGTAATCCCAAGTGCATTGCGTGTGCTTGTTTCGGGTATCGACGATGAAGAAGATGATGCTCTGCGTAGTTCGATGCCCGAGTATCTTCGTGGTCATACTTTCTACTACTTCGGAAGCGGTGATAAACTTCAGTCCGTCGATCTTTCATTCATCAATCCATTTAGCTTGATGGTGGATCCTTCGCTACGCGCAATGGAAGACTTGGTTCACGGGCGTGTTGGATCTGCCGCATCAAAGTTTGCTCAAGGAATGATCTTTGACCAATATCTAGACGACCAGATTCTGGCTGGTTCTGTATCAGATCTACGCAAGAACGTAGACGCGACAACGGGTGAGCCAATCTGGGAACAAGATATCGACGGCGCTGGGAGCGTCCTGTCTAAAGGACTGGGTTACATTTTGAATAGGGCCTATTCCCCACGTATCGTATCTGACGCGATCAAAGCATACGGAGCAGTTGGTGGAGACTTTAGTGAGTTCGACGACAGCCCGCTCGGGTTAATGCTAAGCGGTGTGTATCCAGTTCGTATCCACGATATCGATCTAGACAAACAATTCGGACGTTACCTTCGCGAGAAGAAGGAGCAATTTGATCGGGTCACCCGCAATAAATACGCGGCGTATAGTGAGCGTCCGTTTACAGAAGATAGTCTACGCGAACTATACAACGATGAAGTTGCCAATCGCCGCAGCCTAAATCAAGATCTTGTTAGGATCTCGCGTGGCTTTGAAGGGCTGGGCATGACGCCTACTGAGATCTACAAGAACATGACTACACGCGGTGGCATTAGCAAGCGGAGAGCTGGTCTTCTATTTAACAACTTAATGGATCGACCAGATCTTAATAAGGGATTTCTACAAGGTCTATTGCAGCGTGAGTTTGGAATGGAACGGGCCAAGGTTCTCATAGACCAGATGGAGAATCATCCGAGATACATGTTCGTAGAGTAAATAAAAATACCCCCGTGCTATGATAGCACGGGGGTTTATTCTTAATGTGATAAGTAACTTAGGAGTAGTCTGGGTATATTTTTGTATCGTGTCCTAATAAATCTTCTATTTCATAGGCCAGTGTTAATATGAATCTTACAGAGTCATATACGATTAGATGCATTTGAAGTAAGGCTATCCAGAATAATGTGAAGGCAATTCCGATAAGTAGTGATGAACTCATTGTATTCTTTACTTAGTGATCAGCAGTATTACGATAGCCCAGAAAACTATAAGAAGGGCTATGGCGTAAGCTCTTACATGGATTCTGCAATATGGCTTGCGGATGTGGTTGTTGGATAAGGGTCGTCCCGAACGGGCGTTGGTAATGATTGGCTGCGTGTGTTTCATATTGTTGTTTTCAGTTTGAATAGTGGTGGATCTCATGGCTTGTAGGCCGGATGATACTGATCAGGTAGTCGATGACATCAGCGGGACTGTCGTCACCGATTGGGTGTGAGCCTGAGGATACACCCATCCGGTATGCTACCCATCCGGTGTGTATTGTGAGGACTAAGTGTTTTGATATAGTCATACGTTTGGTGGTTATATGTGATTGGCATTGCCATATGCCTTAGAACCAAAATGAGTCATTAACGTCGTTGACGGCTAACTCAAATAAGTTGTCCTCAATGCTATCAGCATCAGCCTCGTTGTCGCCCGTGAGGTCGCCGAAAGAGTCCTCCTCACATTGCATCCACGGGATGGCATCCGATGGCATTGCAGGATCGTTACATGCTCCAAAAATGAATTTGTCGCCCTCCACGTTCTCGGCGTAGATGACGGGCTGAGGCCAGCTGGCGCGGTCGGCGTTGAGGACGGCAAGGATGGCGTTGCGGAATGATGCTCTGGATTCGTTGGTTGTCATAGTTTTGTGTGTGTGTGTGTGTGTGTGTGTGTGTGGTTTAAAGCGGGGATGGAACTCGCTTTGTGGTGATTTAGGCGAACACATAAACCTTGTATGGCTCGCCATGGTAGGACTCACGGTCCTCCACCGACACCAAGGATGCGCCAACCTCAACTTTACCCTTGGCCTTATCGTATACGCAATAACTTGCGTTTCCATTCCAAGCAGAAATAGTTGTTCCATCCGTCAAATGGATAACGTCCACCACGTCGGTGGAACAGTTTTTGTCTGATTTCTCAATTCTGCTGATGGTGGTTTCTTGGATGTTTTTCATAATGTAATTGGTTGGTAGGGTTGGGTAGGAGTGGCATTGCCAGACGCCTCTCGGCGTTTCGTCCTTGCCTAGGACTCGTCAGTGGCTAGTCTGTGGCTAGTCTGCATGACAACTTCAGCCCACTCAAATGAGCATCCGCTCACCCGGGTGGGTTTGACCGGAGCCATTATCAGGGTTCCGGTCACGGAACCTTTCGCCGTCATTCCCTGCCCTAGTTGGGCAGGGACATATTTGGTGACGGTTACTAAGTCACCAACCTTGCGGCCAGCTATCTGATGCCACCCGCAGGTGACATTTTCTGATTTGCGGATTTCCGAGAACGTTGTTTTTGGTGTCATTTTCGTAGTGTGTGGGTTGGGTAGGATTGCGGGGATCGGACCCGCTGAGGAGGTCAGGCCATCTGCCATGCCTCGTATTCCGCGAAGATTGCGGTGTGAGCGATGACCTTTTCGCGCTCGTCATTTGAGAGCGTGGAAAGCATTTGGTCGGATGGATTCGAGGTGCGAATCCACCCTTGATTGCAACTGTCCCACACGGTAACAGTTGCATCCTTGTGGAAGGTGGAGTCGTAAACTCCCTTTTTCGCACGGGCGGTGGTGGTCTTAGTGAGGGAGTGAGGTGTGAGGTTTATAAGTGTCTTTTTCATGTCGTTTGTTTTCGTTAGTGTTGGTGCTCCAGCTATGCGGTAAGCTACCGCAGGATTCAGGGTTCAGGCAGCGTCTGCTCTGGCATACAGCGCCTTAGGTGCGGTCTTGAAATACTTCAGTAGTGCAGGGCATAGCCAGCCAGTGATGTCATTCTCGGGGCAGTGATACATATTGCCACCCATCTCTGGCCGCAGCCAATTAAACGAGTGTGTGTAATTTGGAAAAGGTGTCGGTGAGAAAGTAAGTCTAAACCCATTCGAGGCATCTTCGATGCCCGCTCTTTCAACCATCTCAGTCAGGATACTATCCATACCACAGACGAAAGCTTCACGGACAAGGCCAGTAGCTTCGTCATCAAACACCCAGCCACCAGCAAAGGCATACGGCATGAGGGTTTGTATTGCATTACGATTTTTGCAGCGATTAAAATTGATGTTCATCTTTTGTTTTATGTATTCGATTGGGCTTGCTCCAGTGTAGTAGTAGGTGAGGAAAGCGTTGCGTATTCTTTGTTTCATATCTTTATTAAGTAAGTGGGTGAGTGTATATGTAATTAAGCGTCGTGGTCGAATGTGATTGAGGTGATCGCTTTCTTTAAAGTCTCAACTGATTCCGCTTCAAAGCTACCCACTGTCGCTGCAACCGCCGTGGCGAATGATGTTAGCTTGGAGTCAATGTGGAGGCGAGCTGATCGAAGAGAGCATGCAGGAGTGAATGCAATCACAGCCCATCCAGATGGACTCTTCGACTCGCGCCGTGACTTGAGTTCGATTTCGTTTTTGTTGATCTCTATGGATACTGTTGTTTTTTCGTTCATGATATTAGGATAAAAGCAATTACTGTTAATGTGGTTATGAGGCCCACCATCATCAGGAGTTGTCCGGATGACAGTGGGCTGGTTGTTGGGGTTCGATGCATACCTCAGCGGGCTGTGACTTTCACTCGTTCACCGAAGGGATACAGTTCGGGGTTGTGTCCATAGTCAAGCCAGAGGACGGGATAAGCTGGCTCCTTTACAAACGGCCAGTCATACGCCTCGCCATCTGTAAGGTAGACAAGACCATCGATGTGCGGTGCATTCTCTTCGACCCAGTCAAAGGCGGGTGCAAACTTGGTGCCGCCCCCACCTTTGATTGTCAGCGGAACCTGATCACCTGAGCGCAGCTCGATTACTTCACGGAGGCAGTGATCAACAGACAGCAGGTAGATACAGTCAGGCTTGAGGGTATCGAGCGCATCCTGCACAGCTTCCAACATCTCCTTCAGGATCGATGGATCGATGGAGCAGCTGCTATCGATTACGATGGCAATATCATTTACATCCTTCTTCTGTCGACCTGCCGAGATGAGTCCAGTAGATGTGAAGATAGGTGCATTGAATGGCTTGTCCCATCCGGACTGGCAGCGTGCAGTGAACCACTGCTTGAGGTATTCAACCCAGTCCATACCTTCACGGAAAGCACGGAGCTTACCCACTTCCCGCAGCCCGCTGCCACCGCTGATGCCTGCTCTCTTATTCAGTGCCTCGGCAAGGATGATCTGCTCGTTGCAGTCTTCGATCTCACGTTCGACATCCTCCTTGCTGAGTCCTGCATCTGGGTCAGCTTGTGGGGCGAAGGTATCCTCGGCACCGGATCCTACCCATTCATCACCCAAGATGTCCGAGTCAGACTTGTTGCCGGAACCGGAGGCACTGTCGCCACCTGCACTGCCGTCGTCTGCACCGCCGTCGTCTGCACCGCCGTCGTCGCCGTCGTCACCTGCTGTGTCGTCGCCGTCGTCACCTGCATCAGGTTGTGGCTGTGGCTGTGGCTGTGGCTGTGGCTGTGGCTGTTGCGGTGGTGGTGGCGGTGACTTGAACAGCTCGTCGTAGAGTTGCTCGGCGCTCTTGTCTCCGCTAAGCGTTTCGTCAATCAACACGTTAGCGATGAGCGGGAAGGGGATCCGCTTCCGACCTGACCGCTGAAAGACTTCCTTGTTGCGGCGGACGATCATCGCATTGATGACGTAGTCGGCAGCACGATTGGCTGTGTCACGGTCGATGAACTTGGAGAGCCGTGTGCCGTGTGACAGCATGGCGTGTAGTGATTCATGAGCAAGGAGGAAAGCACAGTGACCGACTGGGTCACTCGTCTTGCTGATGCGGTCAAGCCCATCAGGATTCAGGATCAGGCGCTTGCCGTCTGTTGCACCGTAGGCTGTGGATGATGTCCACTCCCACTTCATGGCGAGAAGCTTGGTATAGGCCAGCGGCCAATACTTGCGGACTCGGCGCATCGATCTGGCAAGTAGGCAATCTCCGTTGTGGTCGTATTGAATAGCGTTCATGTTTCAGGATTCAGGTATTGTGTTTCAGGATTCAGGGTTCAGGTGACAGGGGATCGGACCCTGTCACCGGATGGTAGATTACAGACCGAGATCAGTCAAGGTCTTTTCTGCTGCAGCTTTCGCTGCGGCGATACGTTGTGCATGCTCTCGGCGTTGGTGTGCTTCCGGAAGTGTATCAGCTTGGATGATACACGGCTTAAGCAGTTCGATCACGGCATCCAACTCTGGAAGGTTCAGCCAGTTCTTCTTGCGCAGTTCCTCAGCGCAGTTCTCGAGACGGTCGAACCGTTCTTGTCTGAGGCGCTGGCCCTTCGTCAGTGCCGTGATGGCATCACCCATCTCGGCAATCGCAGCGGAGATGCACCCACCGTGTGCCTCCAGCAGCATCTGACTCACAGCCTGCTCGCTGCTAGCACGGACTCGGGCAGCTGTCTCGCTACTCACCTTGGCCAGCACAGTGCCTTCGATGGACTGCGGTTGACCCAGCCACTTGAGGTCGAACTTGTAGCCAGCGATGAACTCATCAACGGTCGGCCACTCGACCTCCTCACGGAATCCGTTGATGTGCTTGAGCGCCTCGCTGACATAGCTCTCGTAGTCCCGGCGGATCTCCGAGAGCAAGCCGTCGATAGCGTCACGGCGGGAGTCGAACTCCGCTTGGATCTCGTCGGCATCCGTGGCCTGCTGGTAGGTGGTGCCATCGAAATCCGGCACGCTCATGCCCTTCTTCTTGAGGAAGATTGACATGCCGTTGATCAGGTTGTTGACCTCGCCAATGGCGTTGCCCTTCGTGACGAAGAGCTTGGCAGACGGAGCACGGACGAACTTCTCGTCGGCCCCGTTTGCATAGGCAATCTTCTTGTGTGTGGTCTCCAGTGTAGCGGACAGCTTGGGCTTGCCAGTGACGAGGCGAACCATGAGGATGGAATTGATGGTGGTGAGGTCAGTCATTGCGTTCATAAGTTTTATCTAATTTGTTGTTCGTATTACTAAGGGGGGCTTGCTGTGCTACCGTAGCACAGCAAGCCAGAGTTTTCAGATGCCCTGCATAGCGGAGCGGCGTGGGTGCTGGTCAAGGGGCAGTCCGTTTCGGAGTGCGCTGTCGTATGTCCACTTACGGATCTCGCCACCGGAGGGGCAGATGATGCGGTCAACCAGCCAGTCGAGTAGGCCACCAGCAACCGCTGCCTCGGGATCGTTGCCGACTAGCTGCTTGGCTTGCCGGATGGCGGCGAAGCTCAGTGCATACTGTTCCGCCGGATCTGATGGCATCGACTCATCACCGTTGCGGATGGCCCGCAGCTTGGGTAACATCGCGCCGACCGTCTGACAGAATGCATAAGCGGCGGATCCACTGGCCACACCTACTAGGCCGGACAGCGTAAGGCTTAGCAGCGCAGGCTCATCGAGCAGGTCGCCACGGGCAGCACGGCACACCGCTTCCCATTGCCGGGGACAAGCATGGGGTGACCCATCCCACGGTGATGGCACATTAGGGTTGAAGTGGTCAACGCCTTCGACGCCGTTGCTATACTTGAGGAAGGCATAGACTGGAGAGTCTGCCAGCCCAGCGATTGCTGCCCACTCAAGCCACTCATCAAGTGTCGGCTCGACAATGAAGGAAGCGGTGCGTTCCACGATTGGAGCAGCTGGTACAGCGGACCGTGTGCCATCGCTGCGGCGATTGCCAGTGAGCATGATCTTGACGTTGCTACCCAAGCGGTGAGTCCCGATCATTGGAGCACTGCCATCCGGCTGGAACAGCGAGCGGCAGAGGCTCTGGATCTGGACGTCCCACTCGGGAAACTCGTCGAGCACTAGCAGCGTCGGAGTGGATCCGACACGGTCGGCAGTGGGCCACTGCTCAGGGCTGGAGAACCACAGGTCCCGTGTCGTGCTGTCCGGAATGCCATAGCCTAAAGCCTCTTGCGGGCCAGAGCCGCTGAGGTTGACGATCCACACATCAGAGGGATCGATGTTCAGTGACGGAGCGATAACGGTTTTTGCGATGGTCGTCTTGCCTGTGCCGCCTTTGCCGTAGACGGCGAGCCAGCGGCCTGAGCCGATGACATGGGGGGCGAGAAGGCCGAGTTGCTTGATCGATGCGGATGGTGCTTTCATTTGGTGGTGTGTGTTGGTGTGATTCAGGGTTGAGCTATCAGCTTATGCGGCAGATGGCTTAAGTCAATTCTTTTCTTGAATTTATTTTTCCCCTTTAGGGGGCGGAGCTTCAACTGTGCGGCAAGCTATGCAGCATGGGCATTTATGACAGAGACTTTTCCAGCTTGCTGTATTCAGCGAGCAAGCTAGATGCTTCAGCATTCCACTTGGCAGCGGTGGCGAGATCGCCATCCATCTCGGCAAATGTGGCCTCTATCAAGGCCTCACCATACCAGCACCATAGATAGCGGAGCTGGTTGTGGATGCGACGGGTGACCCGCTTACGTGAAGCGGCGGACAGGTTTTTAATTTTGATTTTCATATGTTCAGGATTCAGGTATTGTGTTTCAGGATTCAGGGTAAGAGTGGAAGGGGAGGCCATACTACCATAGCACAGCCTCCCCTTTAGGGGTTTCAATGAACGCCGATGGCGATAGTGACGCCATTCATGCGGGGTGAGCCACAGGCATGGGATCCATCTGGCATGCAATCTCCGCACCTTCCCGGGCAAACGAACACCCGCTTGCCAGCGGACTGGCGGACGTCCTTGGCGTACTCCGCATGGCCGTCGTTCCGTTTCGACTGGTACGCTTTGGATGCCATGTGACGACGGTCAACTTGCACGGCAATGAACTCGCCGCGAGTGACAGGCAGCGTGGCCATTATCTCACGGAGTGTGTCGTCGTGGCGGGATCCTGATGAGAGATTCAGGATGTAATTCTCTGGCCATGCATAGCCGGAGAGGTGAAGGCTGACGAACTCCACCCATGATTTCGAGTAACCGTAAACACGCACCTCTGGACGGGATTTGATGAGGTCCATCCAGAACTCCAAGCACTCTTTCGAGTGGAAGTCCCCATCCACATAGAGGCGGAGGGTGAGCTGCGGTGTAGAGGCCGCGAGCTTCTCGAGTTTCTTAAGCTCCCGAAGTTCATACCATGCGAGCTGCTCTCGTGGCACAACCGTGAGGCGGTCGGGTATTGCCACCTTCGCAACCTTCAGCTTGGCGAACTCCGCTGCGATGAGTTGACGCCCCGATTCATGCCGCAAGAGCATGCTGTTGGCTACCTGACGGCCCCATGCATTAGGGTGCCGCCATGCCTGCTTGCTATAGCACCACTTACCGCACTCGCCGAAGCCAGCACAATCGAGAATTGCCATGCTGGAAAACGCCGCGAAGGGTAGCTTCACGTTCCCTTCCGTGGCGAACACGGAAAAAGCAGGCTGTGCTATGGTAGTACGGCTTGCCAGCTGATCAGCGAGGTGGACAAGCTTGGTGACGACGTTTTCCCACGACCCATTTACAAAGGATCTTGCGGGATCCTCTAAGATGAACGCGAGTGCTGATGCCGTCTTGCCGTTGATGAGATCGGCGGCGATTTTAAGTCCGCGCTCGGCTGGCATGCGGGATCCGGATTTAGTTTTCACTTTAGTTTTCATGTTTCAGGGTTGAGTTATTAGCTTAGGCATCTAATTGCTTAAGTCAATTCTTTTTTTTTAATTGCAGTAAAAAGGGGAGGCCATACTACCATAGCACAGCCTCCCCACGGGTGTATCAGATGGCGTTCATGTAAGGCTTGCCATAGCCGTTCAGGCTGATATGGACTAGCTTCGCCTCGCGGATGGGCGCTTCGCTTTGCATGAACGTGCCAGCCTTGTATGGATTGTAGCTTACGGCGTCCATGACAAGGGGATTCATTGGATCCTCTCCAACACAGCGGGCGATATCAGCACGACTCGCCACATAACCCTCCACATAAGCGTGGACGTTCTTTCGCTTGTCGCGGATGACGCGCTGGCGGCCCGCCTCGCTTACTTTGAACGCAGCATCACGGAGCGTGATGCAATCAGTGTGGGTTGCGAGACGCCAGCCCTTAGCTTGTTTGCTTAGGACCGAGAAACGGCGCTTGTGGAGGTTGAAGTATACGCGGACTTTCATAGGGGTTGCTTTCATAGGTTCAGGATTCATGTTTCAGGGTTGAGTTATTAGCTTAGGCATCTAATTGCTTAAGTCAATTCTTTTTTTTAATTGCAGTAAAAAGGGGAGGCCATACTACCATAGCACAGCCTCCCCTTTAGGGGTTTCTCAGCCGATGACAAACTCGAGCGCCGCTTCACGGACAGCGTCCGCTTCATCAGATGTCATGAGCGCCATCAGCGCTTGAATCTCCGATAGGAGAATCATCGCCTTGGCAGCGGGGTTTGCCTTGCCTTCGCCTCCGCCTCCGCCTTCGCCTTCGCCTTCGCCTTCGCCTTCGCCTTCGGCAGCGCTGGCCACCGGAGGTGGCGGAATTAGCTTGTTGATCATCTTCGATGTGAGGCGCTCGGCCTTATCGAGACGGATTTTATTGATAGCCGTTAGAGCTTCATCGCCACCCTTCCGAAGGAAGGACGTGACACGGCGGGCATCAGCCACGCCGATGCCGTAGAAATGCGTCTCTTTGAGACGCAAACCCTCTTTCAGAGCAAACTCGGCAAGTTCGGAATGGCCTTTACCATTGTTGGCGGTGGATTTAGCCCGTTTCTCGTCCATCCCGCCATTGATGAGCGCGGTCTTTACAAGACCGAAAACAGCTTCTGGCTCCATGCCAGATTTGACAAGCTGGCCACGTAACAGGCCGATGTACTTGCAGCCACGCTCAGCAAACTGAGCGTATTGATTGCACGCTGTTTCCAGCGTGCTAGTGACTTCGCCAGCGGTGAGAGCGGCGATGATCGAAGGAGCGGCGGAGGTGATAGATGTTTGCATATATTCAGTTGAACAACGGGATTCGATGGGATGCCAACATGGCAGCTTGTCACCGTCGCTGTTCAACAATCCAAGGGGGGAGAACAAGAACCTCGGCCTTCGGCCCCTGCGCGGACTCGCGCACGTAAGGAGCGTGATTCACGTGTCAGGAATCCGGATTCAGGAATCGTTAACGCAAGTAGATTGCATTAACGCCGATTCAAACCCTCGCGATCCAATCACCCGTACATGCACGGGGAATCACCCATCATGCATCCCGATTCCTGCGCATAATGCCTGCGAATCAATGTGTTATCCGGATGCGTGAGGAATTGATTAGAGATGGGAGTTATAAGTCATTGAAAATGAAGCATTTACAAAGGATTTCCGATTCCGCATTACATGGGTTATAACAAGTAAGGCTCCGAAGGAGCAGCACGCCACGGGTGGGTGCACGTTTTTTTTCGTGCAGCGTGTATATACATATGTGTGTATAAGAAAAAATTTGACTTAACACCGATTACGTGCATGATGCCCATATGTCTGACGAAGAAGGAGAAACTTATTACCGATTGAACCGCAAAAAGCGGTTAGCCTATCAGAAACAATACTACTTGAAGAATGCAGAACTCATTAAGCGTAAGCGAGAACTGGATACTGTGCTTAATCCCGATAAAGTTGATGCACGAAAAGCGTATAATCGTGCATACTTCTTGAACAATCGTGCAGAGATCATGGAAAAGCGTGCATTGCGAAAACAGGGGCGGGACGAATTACGTCAAATGAAGCGTCTGAAGCGGAAGAAAGAAGAGTAAGCGTGACGGGTTTCCCGTATCCCGATTCCTGATACACCTAACAGGATGCAGGTTTCGGGAATTAGGGTGTTGTTAGGTATTCAGGAAAAGGGGTGGGTTTAGGGGTTCTCTAACAGGAGAAGTTGTTAGGAAAATAAGTCAGATGAAATTAAAAATGAGTGACTTATGACTATTGGGAAAAGTCAATTCTTTCGTGTTAGAGAGGACGTTTTTCAAAAGCAAAATATGCGGAGTGATAAAAGAATTGACTTTTAAGGGGCCGCATTCCCCTTAAAGGGTTCAGGATCAAGGGTTTATGAAAAGTGAAATATTAGAGTTAGATGATAGAAATGAGGTCAATTCTTTGGGAGTTATCAACACGTTATCCAATAGCAAAATATGCGGAGTCATTAAATTCTTGACAGAGGCCCAAAAATGGAAAAAGGACGCCTCGCAAATCGGTTAGATCCAGGATTTCGGAACCCCGATTCAGGGTACGGGAGCCTTATTCTATATAGGAAAAGGGGTATCGGGAGCGGCTTTTCGCGGCTGCGTCAGTTTATTTTGAGTTCTGCCGTTTGGGGAGGAAAAACTTTCTATATAATAATGTAGTTCATTAAGCCGGGCTTAGTGAACTACTTCTTCTAAAAAAGA